CTGAAAACGGTTCTGTTGAAGTCGGTGCGACTTGCACTGTTTCGGGAAGTGCTGGCAATGTGAAAAAAGGAGATATAAATCGATTCCCTATAACGCTTCCCGGAATTACAGCCGTTCAGAATATAACGGATTTTACAGGCGGTTATGATGCGGAGAGTGATGCAGATTTATTGGAACGATACCTTGAAAAAGTGTCACGTCCGAATGTCAGCGGAAATAAATATCATTATATTGAATGGGCAAAAGAAGTAAGCGGAGTGGGAGATGTAAAAGTAATACCGCTTTGGAACGGAGCGGGGACAGTAAAAGTAGTAATTGTAGATGCTGATAACCGTCCCGCAGGCAGTGAACTTATTTCAAAAGTGAAAGAGCACATTGAGGAAAACAAACCAATCGGTGCAGAAGTTACAGTGGTCAGTGCGTCACCCGTTATGATAAATATATCAGTTAGGCTGACATCTGATAATACATCAAACATACAGACAACAGTTGAAAATGTATTAAAGGACTATTTGTCGGGAGAGGCCATAAAAAAGGAATATATATCGTATGCCAAAATCGGCAGTCTTATATTATCAATATCGGGTGTTGAGGATTATACGGATTTAAAGGTCAACAGCGGAACAGAAAATATCAAGATAGCAGACGGAGCGGTACCGGTGCTTGAAAGCGTGGTGTTGAAATGATTGACAGACTCCCGGATTATTATAGCAAATCAAAAACGGTAAAGGACTTTTACAATGTCGTTCAAACAATACTTGATAAAGTTTCGGAAGATATTTCTGATGAAGATAAGCGTCTGTTTATTACTACCACAGATAGTTTTCTGCTGCATGAAAAAGACGTAGGACTGTCTGAAATTACGGCAGATAATGAAACTAAGAGAGCAAGAGTAATTGCAAGACTGCAAGGAAATAATCTTCTGACAAAATCGGAACTTGAACAGCTTATTTTAATGTATGACAGGACAGGCTGTATAATAACCGAGGATTATAAAAATTATACAGTAGCTGTTAAATTCAGCGGACGTAAAGGAGTGCCGTATAATTTTGAACAAATAAAATCAGCGGTGGATGAAGTTAAGCCCGCACATCTTCAAGTGAATTATGAGTTTCAAAGCAATACTTGGAGCGAAGTACAGAAAAAACTTGGGACATGGGGCAATGCAAAAATATTTACATGGGGAGGTGTTAAAGATTATGACGGCAGAACGTGGCTGTATGTAGAAAACAATGAGGTATATTTAAGAGAAAACGGAGCAAACGCATATGTGGTATTTAAAGATAATAAGCCATATGCACATTTTTTATAAGGAGGCATGAAAATGAAATACACATCAAATCATAATTTTAAATTGCCGGCACCGTCCGACAGTATTGATGTGGAGGTGCTCAATGAGAATTTTATAAATATTGATGCACTTATTAAAACTTTGGAGTCTGCTAAGGCAGATAAAAATTCACCGAGTTTTAAGGGTACACCAACAGCACCGACTGCGTCAAGCAGTACAAATTCTACGCAGATTGCTACTACGGCTTTTGTGCAGGGATTGATAAAAGGCATACAGACGGCATTGTCAGGCAAAGCGAATAAAAATTCACCAAGTTTTACTGGTACACCGAAATCTCCGACTCCGCCGTCATCTGATATTTCAACGAGAATAGCAACAACCGCATTTGTACAGAACTTGGTGCAGGCAGTGGATAAAAAGATTTCAGAATTGGTATCTTCAACATTGGACAGCACTTATGCTATGCTGTTGTTTGATAAAGATAATATCAGCACTTGCAGTAATATTGACAGTTTCGGAATTACATACAGTAAATATCAAAACGGTACATATAAGACTGATATAGTGCAGGTCGGAAATAACGCTCAACTGCCGAATAAATCGAATGCACCTGTATTTTTAGTGTCGTGGGCGGCTGAATCCGGTGACGAAAGTGAAATATATAATGTTCAGGCTGTAATCTATCCGGATGGAACGGTATACGGACGCCATAGATATTTGTGGAGTATCAGCAGCGGCATTGTGAGTAAGCTTTCTTGGAATGATTGGAGTAAGGATAACAATTATATTTATTATAATCCTAAAGATCATTTTGTAAAGGAATAGCGTGGGGTGATAAGGTATGCCGGAAGATATACGATTGGCAAAAGGCGAAGATTTAGATGCACTTGAG